TCAAGAACTTACCTTGCTGGAGATGGTTCTAGCGCATCTTCAAGCAGGGCTACAAATGATGAAATGCAACTAACTTTATACAACAATTTAAGCAGCACTATCCCCAGTATGAGAACTATGGATATATTTAGTTATGCTGGTTCAACATATAAAACAGTTTTAACTACCGAAAGTTCAGACTATAACGGAAGTGGCTCAACTGTTGTTGCAGTTCAAATGTGGAGAAATACCGCAGCCATTACCAGTATCAAATTAACTACTAATGGTGCTGCTACTTATGCTATTGGCACAATTGCAACAATCTACGGAATACTAAAGGCGTAACTATGGCAACCTATACTTTAATCAGCGCAACTACATTAACTACAACTACTGCCACAGTATCGCTAACTTCTATCCCTTCTGATTATACGGACCTAGTAGTCAGGATGAGTGCTAGAGCCGATGGCGCAGTATTGCAGCCACAAATGTATGTATATTTTAATAATAACAGCACAACCCTACACACTGGTACTCAAGTGCAAGGTAGTGGATCAGCGGCAACAAGTGGCAGTAGTTCTAACCCAGTTTTTATAGCAAGAATAAATGGGGCTTCTTCGGTATCTAACACATTTAACAACTTTGAAATGTATGTGCCATCTTATACAGCATCACAAGCAAAGCCTTTTTCTGGCTTTAATGTTCAAGAAGATAATGCAACTGCCGCTTATCAACAAATTACGGCCGGGTTATACAACAGCACTACTGCAATATCAAGGATTGATTTTAATATTGCCGCAGGTGCTTACAGTTTTGTTTCAGGTAGCAGTTTTTATTTATACGGAATATCCAACGCTTAACAAAGGAGAAAGACAATGTCAGATACACCTACAAAGGTCGTAGTGGATTGCAGTACAGGCATTACTGAGGTGCTACCACTAACAGCGCAAGAGATTGCAGATCTAGAAACTGCAAGAGTAGCGGCTGAGGATCAACGTGCAGCAGCAGAGGCAGAGGCAGCAGTTAAGGCGCAGGCTAAGGCTGCACTATTAGACAAACTTGGCATTACTGCTGAGGAAGCACAGCTACTACTAAGTTAATGAAACCTTGGTTATGCGCAGCTGGAGTCGAGCTTAGAGATGCGGTTAATACCTGGTATCCAGATCGCAGGACTACCACTGATGGGTGGATCGGTGATGCTCGTCATGCCAGGCGAGGAAACACCTCAGATCATAATCCAGACATCGATGGATGTGTACGAGCCATTGATATTGATGCTCGCTTGGATTCATCCGAGGGGCTCTCAATATATTTGGCTGACCAGATCAGAGAATGCGCAAAAACCGATAAACGCATATCTTACGTAATCCATAACGGCAAGATAGCAAGCAAGATATTCGGCTACAGATGGCGTACTTACAAGGGCTATAACAAACACGTTAAACACATCCACATTAGCTTTACCAAGGCAGGCGATAAAGATGGCAGGCCGTTTGATATACCACTACTAGGGGGCAAGATATGAATAAGAAACACAAGGCAGCAGTTAAGTCTTATCTAAGAGCTGTAGCAGCATCTGGAATTACTGTGGCACTAGCAATAGTCGCAGATATCCATCCTGCTTATGCAACATTACTTGGTGCAGTAGTAGCACCTTTAATTAAAGCTGTTGATCCTTCTTCTGGTAAAGAAGCTGGTTACGGCCTAGATGCTAAATGAGTCCGGCGGAATGGGCTGGTTTTGGCGCAGGCGTTATCGCCGTGCTATCAGGCGTGCTAATCGGATTACGTTTCCTAGTTAGAGGCTGGCTTAATGAGTTGCGCCCTAACGGTGGCTCATCTATGAAAGATCAATTAACACGTTTAGAACAGCGTGTCGATGATCTCTTTGTCTTAATCAGTAAGCGATAATTTTATTATGGCAACCACACGCAAGCGCAAGAAGATTAACAGGCGCAGAGTTCGCAAGACTCCTGATCCTTTATCTAAGCTAGAAGTGTTTTATATTGCCAAGCATGAAATGTATAAAGCTGCACGCAAGGCTGGCTTTAGCGAGTCTGTTGCGCTGTATCTAATGGATAGCCCAGAATCTATGCCCGATTGGGTTGTAGGCGATAAAGGCATTATCCCACGTATCCCTACTCCAGATGAGGAAGAAGATTAAGCGCATAGCGTTTGTTAGCGATCTTCAAGTTCCATTTTATAATGAAGCAATAGTTAAGTCGGTTGGTCGTTTCCTGGGTAAATGGAAACCACACCGCACCATCTGTATTGGTGATGAGATTGATCTGCCACAGCTAGGTGGTTTTAATGCCAATACCATTGATGAGATGGTAGGCAACATCCACGAGGATCGACAGCTGACCCAAGAAGTATTAAGTTATTTAGGCGTTACAGATGTGGTCGGTAGCAACCACGGCATTAGACTTTATCGATCTATTAAGAAGCGGCTACCAAGTTTTCTTAATCTGCCAGAGATGCAATACGAGCGATTCATGGGCTACGACAAGCTAGGCATTAAGTTTGCACCACAAGGTATCGATTGGGCTCCAGGCTGGATAGCAGTCCATGGCGACACTTTTCCCATATCTCAGATACCTGGCCAAACGGCCTTAAATGGGGCTAGAAGGCATGGAAAGAGCGTGGTGTGTGGGCATACCCATAGACTAGGCCAATCGGCCTTTACAGAGGCATCTAGAGGCCAATTTGGGCGTACTGTATGGGGTGTTGAGGTCGGTTGTATGGTAGATTTATCTTCAAGCGGTATGGCCTACACAAGGGGCTATGCCAACTGGCAGACAGGATTTGCGGTTGCCTATGTTAAGGAACGCAAAGTACAGGTTATCACCATACCTGTTAGTGCCGACGGCTCTTTCATATTTGAGGGCAAACTTTACAGATAATTTGTTATCTAATCGTTATCTAAAAAACGATCTAAATAATCCACAAAGTCGTACACAAGTGGCACACTATTGCCATGCCACAAAGCGTGAGCATAGAAGGGCTACAAATGTACGAGGACTTGAAAGACTTTGGTTATATCTATCTATGGCTGGTGATGGGATTATCAGCTCTATGGTGGGTTGGCTATCAGATAAAAGAATCAGCATTTCAGGCAGGCTATTGGAAAGGCCGTCAGGCAGGGTGGGATTCTCACAGAAGAATGTCCAACATAAAGAAAAAGTCAGACGAGGTGTTTGATTATGACAACCACAACTGAGAAATTGTTTGCCGATGTTACAGAGACACTGCACGCTAGAGGTGCTGCTTATGGCCACCCAATCCAAAACCATAAACGAATTGCCGAGCTCTGGTCGGCTTACCTGGGGTATCCAATTCAACCAAATGAAGTTGCTGTCTGTATGGCATTGGTCAAAATCAGCAGGCAAGCTGAAGATTCACGAGTGTTGGACAATTACACCGATGCTCTCGGATACATCGCTATTGCAAAAACAATAACAGACGCTATGCAGGATGAGGGGGCATGGACAGATGGCATTTAACTTACAAGATTACGAAACAGTCGAGAGTCGACTAGAAAAGTTCTGGAAGGATTACCCAGATGGAAGAATCACAACAAAACTTGAACAAGCTTCAGACACTAGATACATTGTTAGTGCTCAACTATTTAAGACGGAAGCCGATCCGCAGCCGTACTCGACTGGGCTTGCTAGTGAAAGCATTAGTGATCGGGGTGTTAATTCAACGTCTGCATTGGAAAACGCTGAGACTTCAGCGATCGGCAGAGCGCTTGCAAACGCTGGTTATGCAGCTAAGGGCAAAAGAGCAAGCCGAGAAGAAATGAACAAAGTGGTGCGGTTAGAGGCCACACCAACTTGGGCAGTAGAAAACAAATCAAATGAACCAGCACAATGGAATACGCCAGAGTACAAAGCACCTGTAGCACCTAAGCCACCAGCTGTGTGTTGCGACAAGGGACACATACTGAGGACTGGTATCAAGAAGGATAATGGTAAGTCTTATTATGGCTATGTATGCGCTGGACAAATAAAAGAGCACGCAGTGTGGGCAAAACAAGATGCCCAAGGATCGTGGTTCTTTCCAAAGGACAAAGGGGGTGAGTAGATGGGATATGTAGAGATTATTGATGGCTCAGGTTATCTAGCACGTTTAGAGGACGGCAAGACAACCATAGAGCCAACATCAGACAAATGCATGAGCTGTAATGACGACAGATTGATGCATGATGGTAAGTATTTGGTATGTACTCAGTGCCACTGTAGGCAATAAGGATATTACCATAATGTATACAAAGTTCAAGTGTAATGGTTGCAAGCGTAATACCGAGTTCTTATGGCTTGACCAGCTCGATACACCTGAAGGATTTAAGGCCTATCAATGTATGGACTGCGGTACGGTAGGCGTTAAGAATATCGCAGAAGCGTTGGATGTATCTGACGGTGATATATCCAGATGTGCAAAGTGTGGTAGTTGGCAATTTACTTCCGTGGTCTGCCACACTTGCCAGTTGATAGGGGTTAAAGATGCCAACGTATGAATACAGCTGTAGAGAATGCGGCACGCATGGATCAGTTCACAGCTCCTTTAATGAGGATGTGCCAACTATGCAGTGTCCTAAATGTAAGCTAGATATGAGTCGCTTGTACTCAGCACCAGGGCTTGTGTTTAAGGGTACT